GATGAAACGCTTACCAAATGAACTCATAGTCAAAGACATCACTACAAAAAACCCTGTCTTAACCATCAAAGACCCTTTCTCATCGCAATACATCTTTGTCGAGTTTTCTTCCTTCTCACAATCAGTAGGTAATATGGCAGGTGTAGAAAGAGCATACATCTGGATAGACGAATGTCCACCTTATTCAGTATACGAAGAGAACAGTATGCGTTTAATCTCAACGGGCGGTGATATGGTTATTACCCTTACGCCAGCAGACAGTGAAGCAGAATGGATATATACTATGCTTTACGAAAGAGCACGGCATATCTACCGTTCTAAAGCAGTAGCAGAACGCCTGAAACAGATTAACAAATCATCGGAAGCACTCAAGGAACAGCACTTCCCAGACAACCCAGACATAACAGTCATCTACACAGCAACAGATGACAACCCATACTTACAAGGAATATTCGAGAAAGAACTCGAAAAATACAGACAGTTTCAAGAAAATCCACCCTACTCTACCTTTGAAGACTTTATCACATCGAGATTCTTCATGCTTGCGGAAGATTCAGACGTCAACGTAAGACGATACGGTCTATTCTCTAATGTATCAGGTAGGGTATACAAAGACTTCAACCCTCTTGTCCATGTCATCAACCCAATAGACTACTTCGCTTCTACATCCATCCCTCCAGAATGGAAACACTTTAGAACAATAGACTACCATGAGTCCAACGATTGGGCGTGTCTATGGGGAGCTATATCACCTGCAAACGAATGCTTTATATACGATGAACTCAAAGTATCTCCGCATTCTCATACCCTCGAACAGATAGCGTTCTTGATAGCACGGAAATCTAAACAATACAGATACACAGCAGACTTGATAGACCCAAGAGCACAAATTAAGTCCATCAACACCTCTACCTCACCTGTTCAGGAAATGAACAAAATCTTCTACAAATCAAAAAGAGAAGGTACATGTTCTGGTGCTTACTGGAGAAGTTTTGACACTGTATCCGATACGGGCAGGGAAGAAGTTAGGAAACGCTTGAAGGGTTCTTTACAGTGTGGTAGACCACTAAATAACAATGCTGGAGCGATACCTACCCTCTGGGTATTCTCGACGTGCAGATATACCATAGAATCCATGAAGAACTGGTCATATGAGACATGGAAGAATAGAGACAAGTTGTTGGAGAAAGATATGAAAGAGAAACCACAGCAAAAGTATTCTCATTTCTGCACAGCATTAGAAGGGGCATTGAAAGAGAGAATCCTTATATCACGGTTACGGATAGTCAATCCAGTAGATATAGCACCTACATACTTTAACAATAAGATGTATATAGTGAGGTAAGCATGAGAAGAAGTATCAAGATGGTGAAGTTAAGCAAGTATACGGGTGATAAAATAGCATAGCGAGGTAATCATGAGAAAAGGTATCAAGGACACTGAAACAGCACTTATGAACATCATCTCTTCTGAAATATCGACATCCCGCACCAACAACGATTACATATCCGACGTCTACGAAAAAGGTCTTGCTTCAGTCGACGGATACAAGACATCAGAGAAATACTCATGGCAATCTGATGTCAACATTCCAGAGTTTTTCTCATCCTACATTACAGAAGCCTCTATAACAGCTACCCAATATTTCCAGACAAGAGACTTTGTAGAAGTCTACCTTGAAGGAGATAGACCAGAGGACAAGAAAAAGTGTGATGCTACAAAGATACTGATAAACAAGATACTTAATCGCAAAGACCTGTATTACTTCCAGAAACTAATGAGAGCTACCAGTATCCGTCAGTTAGCGGGAGTAGTATATCTCCTCTGCTGGTGGGAACAGGAAACAGTTACGACAAAAGATATAGAACAGGAAGACCAGATAGTACCTGGAACAGATACAGAACCCCCTCGTATAGTATCCATACCTAAAACAGTAACCAAAGAACACATAATCAAAGACTGTTTCAACTGTGATGTCGTAGACCCTCGCAATGTCTTCGTATCACCTGAATACGCATACTCTATTCAGGAAAAACGTTATGTCATTATCCGCCATGAAAAGTCCTACAACGACCTCGTAAAGGATAAAGAACGATGCAACTACTTCAGCCTTGACAAGGTGAAAGCACTCAAACCGCAGGCAGAAACGGAAACAGCCCATGAGTCATACAACAAAGACACACGGTACGTCTTTCCTGAAGTAACATATCCTCTATACGATGTCTATGAAAGATACGGTAAATTCTGGTCAATAGTTCATGAAAAAGACAAATACGGAATACCTGTAAGAATATCACCTGGCATAGACCCTCAAGGTAATCCTCTCGACAATGCAGAACTTATAGAAACCATTATTACCTTTGTCAAATCTGGTTCTACTTACATCCTTATTCGTTTTGACCCACAACGTTATGTAACATCCAAAAACATACCATACCGTCCTATTGTCAGAGGTCTATACTACATTCACCCTACCCGTTCAGAAGGAACAACAGATACAGATTTCTCCATCAACCTGCAGGAAGCTATCAACGATACCATCAATATCTCCAACGACCGTGTTATGCTCGCTACATTCCCAGCGTTCAAGATGAGAAAATATGGAGACATAGACCCATCGGAACTCGTCATATCACCTAACAAGCCTATACTTCTCGAAGACCCCGTAAATGACTTACAGGAGCTTAAAATATCGGACAACGTAGTAGGAGCGCTTAACCAGTCAGCGATGCTTATCAATGAACTCCAGCAGTTACGAGCAATATTCCCTACCACGATGGGTAATGTAGGTTCTATCAAAGCATCTACAACAGCAACAGCAGTAGCAGGAGCGGAACAGAGAACAGATATGCGTATGGCTTATAAATCCCTATCTCTCGAATACACGTTTAACTGCGAACTATACTGGACAATACTCCAGATGGCATACCAGTTTATGAGAGAGGAAACAGCACGGGAGATACTTGGTAACTCGATAGCCTATTTTGACCCTGACGCAGATTATACCTACAAACCTGTTACATCGGCAATAGAACTTGAATACTCCAAGAAGACAAAGATACAGAACTACACCAACTTACTCCAGATAGTATCTTCCCTGAAACATCCTCAAGCAGTCAACATAGTAAACTACATACTGCTGGAGATACTGAAACTTATGGGTGGAGAGTATAGTGTAATACAATCTCTATTCAGCCAACAGCCAACGCAACAAGGGGCAAATCCCCCTACCCCCCAAACATCAGAGTCATTGACCACAGGACAAACACAAGCACCTGAAGCACCAGCGACCACTAACCAGTATGGTATGGAAATGACAAATGTAGAAGCTGGGGCGAGAGAAGCAGGACAAGTATGATTACTACTTTACTTTTTTCTACTTTGAACGTATATATTATTAAGGAGATTTTATGAGACATGATACTCCACAAGCGGTAACGACATCCTTGACCGACTATCTCAAACTCAACGCTACAGCCAAACAGCAGTCTCTTACCTTGCTCAAGCAGTATCAGCCCTTTGTGGAAGCTATATCAACAGAAATAGGACAGAAACTTCTTGCCGACCTAACCGACATGCACGCTAAATCCCTTCAGAAAATAACATCTCTTGACGCAACGGATAATGACAAGATAGAATACAAGGTACTTACAGAACTCATCAAAAGATGGAGTTCGTATATCAACGCTTATGAGAATGCAAAAGATGAATTGTTCAACACATAACAAGAACAGCTATACTAAACTGTTCTGTTATGCTTATGAAAATGCAAATGATAAATTATTCAACACTAATGAGAATGCCAAGAATGAATTGTTCAACAAATAAACCGTTCTCTTATCTTCAGTATAAGACTACGTCTCTTATACACGAAGATAACACGAACAAGGAGGATTTATGGATTACGAAGCATTAGAAAACGAAATGGCACAAGCACTCAATCAGGACGACCAGACTTTATCTGACTCTGATACACAGGACTCTCAATCTCAGGACACTCAAGACACTTCCCTCAAACCACAGGATGACAACGCAGAACGTTCTCGTCTTGGGCGTAAGGTCAAGTATCTCGAGGAGACAATAACCAGCCTGACATCACAATTAGAGACCCAGACAAAACTACTTCAGAGTCTTGTAGAACGAGTATCCCCCAAAGAACCTGCTAAAGAAGACGACGAAGAAGAAGTAATTACAACCAAGAAAGATGTTCTTCGTGTCCTCACAGAAGCAGAGAAGAGAAAAGCGGAAGAAAAGACTCGTTATGAGAATAACTATGTCAAGACCTTCCAGTCTCTTCTTATACAGGAGGATGACGGTATTCGTTCTGACATCTATAAAACATGGAATGACAAGTATAACGCAGTGTTCACGGGAGACCCTGTAAGAGACGCAGAGATAGGATACCTCAAAGCAAAGGTGGATGTTCTATCACGTCATACTTACAAAGGGAAAGAAGATACTCCTGCCCAGCTTACAAAGTCATCTCCATCAGACTATAGCAAGAAACACTCACTCAACCCAGAGGCTATGGAACTCGCACAGTATTTCGGCTTGTCGGATGATGATATAAAATCGGCATTGGATTCCGACTTAATCACACCCACTAAATCAACAGTAAACAGAAAACGATAAGGAGGTAACGATATGTTTAAAGTAGCTAAAGAATCAGGATTAGGCACGATATGGCTTCCAGTTACGGCTGCAACAACCCTGTATGTAGGGCAGATGGTTACTACATCGCAGGGATTTGCTACCGCATTTGGTGCTGCATCTGGAACGCCTGATACAGATAGACCAATAGGTATAGTAGTAGCAACAAATGATAAAACCCCAACATACTCTTCGACATATAATGCACACTACATAACAGGAGTTGCATCTCAAGCAGACCAGTTAGCCCGTAAATGGCAGGGTGCGCAGGGTATGTGGAGCGTTGGAGACCCTATGGCTATGGTTCAGGTAGAGCTTATAGGAAAGGACACGGTTATTCAGGGAACGTTTGGCGGAGCATTGACAGCATTTAATCCTGCCGATGCAAGCACAACAGGTGCTGCAATAACCAAATCCGAAGCATCGCAGGGAACGGTAGACTACAACACTATATTCTATTGCCGTTCAGGAGCTAACAAGGGTATATACAGGGTAAACGGCAACAACAACAACGATAATTCTAAAACGGCATCTAACTTCCCTGTATACTGGCCTTACGATGTAGCGACAACAGACTACTATGTCAGAGCTAACGTAACTCTTGGGCTGTCAAAAGCGCAATTCGACTCTCTCAGCATGTATGTAGACCCAACAAATGCTCTTTCCAAGTACTACTCCATTATAGTCGAAGAAGTTGACCTGTCTACATCTGGTCTTGAAACAGTAACATTTAGATTTGCATAGGAGGTAAATCATGGCTGATATAATAACGCTTCAGAATTTTGCAAGATTACTGGACAGGAACTTGACCAAAGTCCTCGAGGATTATCTTTCACCTACCAAACTTGTAGCACCACAGCTCTTCGGAACAGAAAAAACTACAAGACTTGGTGAAGAATACTGGGAAGTGGGTTCTGTTCCTGACATCCCGAAGTTTGATGGCAGGCTGCAGTATATCTCTGTATCTCCTGGTTACTATACCAAAATAGAAACACAGGAGTTTGCTGCAGGTATAATGATAGAACGCAGACTCATAGACACCAAACAGTTCAGGGTAATGGACAACCTTCAGAATGGACTTGCACGTTCCCTTGCAAGAGTAAAAGAAAAGAAAGCGGCTAATATACTCAACTATGCTTTCTCTGCTGCATGGGAGTTCATGTCCAACGAGGAAGGTGTAGCCCTTTGTGCTGCACACTCTACCAAAAGCGGTGTTCCCACAACAACAGGCTTTACCAACTACGGAACATCAGCATTGAGCAAAACCTCATTGGCAGCGGCAAGAGTAGCTATGATGAAGTTCAAGGACGACATCGGTGAGTTCTTTGATGTTACACCTGATACTCTCATAGTTCCAGTAGCACTGTACGATACAGCACTTGAAATCACTGGATATGACCCTCGTTCAGGAGCTGCATCGGAAAAAGACTCTACATCAGCTAACAACGCTATCAACGTTCTCTACAAACAGTTCAAGGTAATCCCATGGATTTACCTCGATACTGTTTCCACAACAAACTGGTTCTTGGGTGACTCCCGTTATCTGAAACAGTTCATCATCTGGTTGGACCGTATCAAAGAGGAACACAACACCATAACAGACTTTGAAAGTTTCTCTATCAAACACAGCATCTACTCTTCATTTGGTTGCGGCTCGATTAACTGGCGTGGCATATATGGTGCTACAGTATCGTAAACTTAATAAGGGGGTGTAGTTAAACTACACTCCCTTTATCTTATCATATTGGAGGAGTTATGGCAGACAAAGTAATAAGAACAGATATAGACGATATAGAACAACCAGAGTTTAATGTCTTTACTCAATCAGACCTATCGCCAGATGGAAAAAAAATAGCATCGACTATCCCTTTATGGTATAATTCTGCATACAAAGAAGAGTTAGAAAATACCGTAACTATCATGTCTCATGCCCTTCGTGAAGGACAAGTTCCTGAAGGAAGAAGGTCAGAGTATCAATCCAATCTCAAGATGTTAAAAGACAGACTTCAGAGTATAGATGACGCTATTCCTAAATTTGATAAAAAAGCGATGGACTATGTATCCAAAGCAGTATCGTCTTTATCGGAGAAGATACGAAATGCCATGTTTACCAGAGAAGAAATGGTGAGAGGGTTGGCGGATGCCAATGAGGAAGCACGGAGAATGACACAGCCCTGCGTTACTCTTAACGAACATGAAATCAGATGGGCAAAAGCATGTAATGTTAAGGTATACGATGGAAAGGTGTCAAGAACCGCCTGCGAACTCATGTGGAAGATAGGGAGAAGGATACTTGGTGAGCCTACCAACGTAGAAGTGTTAAGAAAAGACAGATAAAGAGGTATTGCCATGAAATACGATGATATAGATTTCAAGATAAAACGAAACTCGAAAGACCTATGTGGAACATACGGAATGGCGTTTTATGAAAACCATGCAGTATGGTATAAACATAGATGTAATAGATTAGACTGTCCAAGATGTAGAGACTACTATATGGCACGGTGGAAGGATAGAATAGTATTGACTTTCGGTGATAGTATCTACATGGTCAATATCAAACACTCACAGCTTTCTTCATTCAGGCACAAATATAGCAAGATACCATATGTTAGAATACGTTTTACTAACCACTATACTATAATCATCAATGCAGAAGTACCTGAATCTGTCCATGTTACCGCTACTGAAGCGTTGGATATTATGGATAGTCAGCATACCCACGTCAAGAACTTTATCACAGCTAATCGTGCTTTTTATAAAAAGATGTCTTGCCACGTATTGCACATAGATAAAGATACTAATATGCAAAAAGTGGCAAGAGGTGAGTTTCTGGGAAGAGCAGTAAGACCTCTTGACGATGACAATCCAAAAGACATAGTCTCTTCATGGCATACATCGGATATTAAAGAAAAAGCAAGTATTCTTAAAGAGTTACACGAAAATAGAACGCTGAAGTTAACAGAGATAGGAAAGAAAATCGTTGAAGAGTATGGCGATAAATATGACTTTCACATAAAATCTAAGCATTCAGGATTTGTTCTCGATAAGGATGCTGTACCTATTTTTGAGACAAGAAACTATATCGGCTATATTATACCATCGAGAAGATAAGAAAATGTATGAATAAAGAAGTAAAAAAGACAAAAAATTGGAGTAAAAAATGAATTAAAGGAGGAAGTATGTTCTATACTCCAAGAAAAAGAAAGTATCGATATAAGCCAGAGACTATTGTCGAGACAAAAGCAGGTGCGGCAAGATTTCTTACTAAATGTATGGTCAATCAAGCAGACAAAATAGGTTTTTGTGTAATACTTGCAAAACAGGAATATGATAAGATATATGATAAGGATGGAAAAGTAGAAACAGTACGTGTAGGGCAAGTAGATATGTTTCCTTTTGATATGGCATTGGACGCTGAAAAAGAAGGATTGTGTGAAATATTATATAACCCTTTTGTGCCGTCTGTAACAGGTATTCCGAGCAATGAAAAGATACTGAATTATTATACACAAAGGTTCTTGAAGGATTTGGAAAAGGATAAGGGCAGGAAGGAGATAGTCCAATGAATGCTTATTCTATTATCAGCAAAGTCTATACTCTCATCAACGAGTCTTCCACCTCCACCTTCATAGATGAATCGACTACGTATGAACTACTCAACACCGCTTTACGAGAGTTTGCAAGAAGGACACAATTATTTATCAAGCAGTCTTTTATCAGCATAGTATCAGGAACATCATCGTATACTCTGCCAGACGACTTTCTTAAATTCTTTGCCAAATCGGAAGATGATTATGTCTTACCTTCTATCTACTATGACAACAACAGAATAACATACATATACTACCCTACGTATATGTCCTACGATACTTCAGAAACAGCAGACATACCTACCAACTACACCCTTAAATTCACCTATCCAGACAGTATCATATCAGGAACAGCAACATCGAATGCAACAGTATCCAACGGAGAAGTAACCCTCACCGACACAGGCAAGACCTTTACCCAATCTCTTGTAGGGGGAACTGTCCACATTACCCACAGCGGAACAACCTACAACGGCTATGTCATAGCTTGGAATTCTTCTACATCTCTAACCATAGCCACCATACCTTCCACCAGCATATCATCAGGCGATACTTACTTAATCTCTCCTCCTCCTACCAACACCATCACCTTCTACCCTGAACCTTCATCGTCCTTCACCCTGCCCATCTACTACATCCCATCATTCCCGCCAGTCTACTCTTTATATAGACCAATACCTCTGCCCAATGACATGCTGATACCAGTAGCGTGTTTCATATGCTGGTTATACAAATACAGAGACAGAGAACCTGCATACGGAGATAAGTATTATGCCATATATGAGACAGCAGTGAGGAAATATAGCCCGATACGATATAACGAGTATCAGCCTACTATAAAATGGCAGTGGAAGAAAGGGTAAACCTCTTTGACATTGATACAGGAGTAGCGTATGCCAATACAATCACAAGATACAGCATACAGACCTAAAGACATACCCTTAAATGGAAAACTCGTTACTTCTATCTCTCCTGTCCTTATAGGAGAGAACGACTTTTCCGACCTAACCAACTTTGTCTATACTGCAAACGGAATAAAAACCATGAATGGTATGACATCTTTATCTTCTTCTACCGAACATGCTGTAAGAACGATGATAAATGTCAATCTACCTGTTATAGCGTATCAAACATATCCTAACACTACCACACCCACCAGTACTGTAGCTTCCTGTCTATATATCGTCTCTTCCTTACCTACAGACTATGCCAACCCATCATCGTACATACGAAAAAGAATATTAGCCTACAACTATAAATCATCGACTGCATTTACATCAGGACAGGTAGCACTATATCAGTCTACCATCCAGCGTCCATCATCATTCTATCTTGAATGTATCACATCAGGAACGACTGGTTCATCTCCACCTAATTTCGACTCGTATGACTACAATGACAAGATTACCGATGGAACAGCGGAGTGGATTAAGAAAAAAGGTAGTCTTGAAGGTCAGCTTACAGTAGCACCAGACAACACCATAGTCTTCACCAACGGACATACCAACCTTATCTATGGCGGAGAACAGCATAAAGCAGGAGCAATAATAAATGCTTTCGGTATAGACAAGGTAGTAAACGGGGACTTTTCTTCTGCAGATTACTGGACATTCGGAACAGGATGGTCTTATGATGCTACCAACCATGAAGCAGATAAAGCATCAGCGACAGGTTCTGGTAACCTTGAACAGAATATTTCAGCGGTAGCAGGCGAACAGTATACCCTCAAGTTTACAGTGAGGAACTATTCAGCAGGTGGAGTAACACCATACATAGGAGGTGTAGCAGGAACACTTGTATCAGCAAATGGAGACTACACCCAAACTATAACAGCAACATCTATAGCTAACCTTCGGTTCGTTCCCTCCTCTGACGCAACAGTACTATCCATAGACAATGTATCAGTTAAACGTACAACAGGTTCAAAAGAGATAGATGTAACAAACCAGCTAACCAATGAAAGCTATGATGATAAATACTGTGCAGAACTTGCAGTTGAAACGGATGGGAAAATATACCTCGACATAGGCAGTCCTCTTAAACTTCGTAAGTTTAACGTCTACATCAAAAACCCCAACACGGTATCTTCTACTGTCTCTATATTCCGTTACACTACGTCAGGATGGACATCAGCTTCAAGTGTAACAGACGGGACAAGTGGCTTTACACAATCAGGAACAATATCGTTTGCTTTTTCAGGAGAAACAGAAGAAACATCGGAACTACAAGACACTCCATCATACCTCTACAACCGCCATCTATACTGGTATCGCATAAAACTAATACCCAATTCAGGACCACTGCCAACCGACATATCCCTTTACTATATCTCCTGTGCAACGGTAATCCAGACTATACCCAACCTCTGGGATGGAACAATATACACTCCAGCGGTATTCTGGGAATATGATGGAGCGACATATACAGACCATACACTGCCTATATCTAAAAGAGACTCTACTATGGTTTGGTTTTCCACACCAAGTTACCACCCGACACCAGAAACAACTGTATATTTATCAGGCGTATCTTCAATTTTCATAGGTTCTATAGTCAGATGTACAGGATTCAGGTTTACCTTCGGTATCGAGTATGCAGGGTCTAAATGGATAAACAGTAACTCTAATACTATGACTGTCTATTACTGGGCTGGTAATGACTGGGCATTAGTATCCAACCTCACAGACGGAACATCCAACACAGGATGTAGTTTTGCACAGGATGGTGTAGTATATTTTTCTTCTCCCTCAGAAGAACTTGAAAAGAAAACGACAATAGCAACAGATATTCCATTGTATTATTACAAGATAAGTTTCAGTAGCGCTCTTGGAGGTTCTACATTTCTTGATTATGTAGAGACTATCCCGACCACACAAGACCTCAACTCCTACAAGGCTTGTACTATCTGGAATAACCGCCTTGTCCTTGCCAACAACACCACCACATCGAACAAATCTAACGAACTGATTATCTCTGCTCCATCTTCACCCTACATCTGGTCAGGTGAACAAAGTATTACTCTCAACACAGGAGACACACAGGATATAACCCGTACAGTAACCTTATTCTCCCGTTACGGAACAGACATCACAGAAGCACTGGTAGTATTCAAAGAGAAGTCTATCTACTACATATCAGGCTCTACTCAAGACGACATCAAAGTCTACACGGTATCCAATTCTATAGGTACATCTTCGCCTTATACAGTAGCAGTATGTGATTTAGGTATCCGTATAACGGAAGGCATCAACCGTTCTGTCATCCTGTTTGCCAACAAATCAGGTGTCTACCTATTCGACAACTCTTCTATCATATCCATATCAGACGACATATCAGACAAATTCCAATCACTCGAACAAGCATGTAAATACGCTTCAGGTTTCTATGATATAGCCAACTCACGATACCACTTTGTCTATTGGACAGGTTCGTCACCTAATTTCACATATTACGAATACATCTTTGACCTAATCTACAAGAAATGGACTTCAGCCAACAGAGGAAATTACCCCCTAATCTATAGTGGAACTTTATATGACTCTTATAATAATCCATATCTTGTAGGTTTTACCAGTAATTATATCACTAAACTCAACACAGGTAACAAGATGATAAACTCTTCTTATACCGCTACAGTAACGACAGGTATCAAACCATTAGGAACTACCCTATATACTATCTCCAATATAAGGCGTGCTAAACTTACATCTACAACTTATACCAATACATCGGTAGTCTTGTACATTCATTGTATAGATGAGAACAGCTCTTATTCTTATACCTCCTATACCCTTTCCATTGCTCCAACCAACAGTTCACCCGTAGCTTCTCCAGTATGTCAGACTAACATAATAGGCAACTTCTTTTACTATGCTCTATCTACTACTCTTAATTCCGATGATACGTATACCATCCAGCCTGTCAACATTTCTGTACTGTACAAGCCAGTGAGGATAGACTTTGCGTAAAAGTATTGACATTATAGCAAGATTACACATATATATTTAGTAGGGAGGTAACTATGCCTTACAATCCAGCGTTATCATACACAGGTATAGAACAGTTACTCAATGCACAGGAAATGAGAAGGGCATTAGGTCAGCCAGGACTTACCGAAACCCAGCTCCAGAACTATACTCAAGGTGCTATCAACGCTATGTATTCCCCGTGGATACAAGCACAGTCAAGCGAAAGAAGGTTTGGTCAGGAATTATCAGAAAGACAGCGTGAGTTTGACATACAGGAAAGTAATAGAGAAAAGCAAGCTGAACAACAAGCTACCATGCAGACTATATCAGGTGCTACACAATTGGCAGGTCTTGGAGCTATGGGATACATGGGATATAAAATGCTCAAGCCTGCTGTCGATACAACCGCACAAACAGCATTAGAAACAGCGGCCGCCCAGAGATTAGCCACAGGTGTACCTTCCGTTGTCCCTGCTGGTGCTGAATATGTTCCTGCTGGTGCAGTCGAGGGAGCAGTAGGCGGTATGGCACAGGCAGAAGCAACAGGAGCAGCAGCCGAAGGTGGTCTTTCCTCTGTTACTTCCACATTGAGCGCTATCCCGTCATGGGGCTGGGCAGGGTTAGCTTCTGGAGCATTGACGGGTGCTACCACAGGAGACTGGGGTAAAGCAGCAGCAACAGGAACTGGAACAGCAGCAGGAGCATACATAGGGTCTACATTATTTCCTGGTGTAGGAACAGTTATAGGTGGTCTTATAGGTGGTCTTGCAGGAAACATAGCAGGCGGTTCTACTGTTATCTGTACAGAACTATACCATCAGCACCTCATCTCCAGACATCTCTACGATACCGTTCACCAGTTCACAGATACTCTACCCTTCATGACCAAAATAGGATACTACACATGGGCTAATCATGTAGTAAGACTTATGAAGAAAAGCAGACTGTTTACCAGAATGGTCTACACGATAACACTTCCCATCATGCATGATATAGCAAGTAGAGTATCCCATGATTACAAACCGAACAGAACAGGCAGAACACTCTACAATGCAGGCGAAAAGTTGTGTAATATCATAGGCTCTATCAGGACAGCGTTACTCATATCCAGAACAACCTAATCTTGTTTAGGGAGGTATACAATGCCGACACTTGGCGAATTTTTAGCAGGAACAGCGGAAGGTTTGACAAAAGCGGTAGGAACAGCAGGACAGGCGGTAGGAACAGCATCCCGTATCCAGTCTATGTTAACCGAAGCAGAAAAATTAAGAAGAGAAAGAGAACTGTTTCCATATGAACTCGAAGCTACTAAAGCAAAGACAGAGCTGGCAAAGATGCAGACGGAAGAAGCAAGACGGACGCAGGAAATGCTCAACAGACCTATCGACTTTCAACCCCAACCCTCACCTGCACCTCAAGCTCAACCCTCACCTCCTGAAGTGGTGGCCGAAACCGCAACCAAACAGGCAGTCTCTCAAGCTACTCAGCAACAGCTTACCAAACCCATAGACGTCAAACAGATTGAAGTATCAGGTGTAATCCCCAAGCAAACCATCCAGACCATCCTATCAGACCCTGTATTAAGCAAGATAGCAGTCCAGTATGACGCAACAGGCAGACCATACACAACCCTAAACAACATACAGTTTCTCGACAAAGTATTATCTTCTGTATCAGCTATAGAATCAGGTCTAACCAGAAAGGTTTCACAAGCTACCATACAGGGACTTACAGCAGAAAAGGATAAGCTATATGATGAGTTAGAAAAACTCAATGAAAATCCAGAGAAGAACAAGGACAAGATGCAGCAGGTACAGAATAAGATAGCAACGATAAACAGAAGGATAGACGGTGCTGTTCAGTACGCTTTGTCTACTGATTTGAAACTACTTGCTGATTATACAGCTAAATGGGATAAACTTAGTGTTGAACAGCAGAAATTAGCACAACAGCTTGAAATGAAACTTACTGAACTTGGATATAAAGCCCAAGTAGAGCAGGTAAAAATACAGGCAGAAATAGAAAGACTTAACATTGCAAGAGAAAGGTTGGAACAAGCAAAAAAAACATTTCTCGGAACTCCCAAAGCTAAAATGATTCTACTCAAAGACGGAACAGTTGTTAACGGAGCAATGGCATTCTTACAGAATGGCGAAAAGATATACTATGATGGTGCAGGTAACTTAATAGACCCTAACAATGTCTATGCTACATTTAACGAAAATCAGACTACAGATTTAACCACAGCTAAAGGCACGTTAAAAAAAGAAGGGGAAAAGCAAACAAAACCTCCAAAAGAACCAGAAATGATATTCCTCAACAATCAGCCGACTTCTCAGCCTAAACCAGATACTAACCTGCTTGACTCTATACCATATACTATCAAGTAGGAGACTATTATGGCTAACCCCAAACAGGTTTATCTACCAGAAAAAAACATTACCCTTCAATTCCCAGAAAACGCCCCTGATGACGCAATCAGGCAGATAATTAAAAGAGACTGGGATAAACTACCTGATAAACGACCTGATATAGGTACATGGATAGGTGAGAAACTTGCTGGTGGTTACGAAACAGCAGTATCTCCCCAATGGAGTGCCAAAGAAACGGTCAAGAAAGCGATTGGGGGCGCAGTAGAGGCATTAGGATACGGAACACCACAAGGTATGGCAGTTACATTTGGTCTACCTTTTGCAGCTCAAGCAGTATCAGGATTAGCCGCAATTCCAGCAGGTATAGTATCGGCTGCCATAGAACCATCCAAAGAAAAAGGTGGTAGAGACAGACTCGAAGCAGGACTTGAAACAGCTACAAAAGTTATAGAAGGCTCAAAAGAACTCGTGTCCAAAATCCCCATTATCGGCACGCCCATATCTCCAGTAGGCGAAACAGTCCAGAAAGCATTCTCGTTTGTCCCTGAAGTGGTAGAAAAAGGAATAGAATTAGGTCAGAAAGCAACAGGAGGATATAAGGAAGAGAGTGCTGAACCTCTTCGTAAGGCAGCATCAGAACTTGCTTCTTATTCTTTGTATGGCATACTTGGAACATACAGTCCTTCATTACGAAACGCAATCATCAACAAGTATTTCCCCAACAAGAAGCCTGTTCTTAACTTACCCAACGAAACATACCAGCAGAAGTATACTGATTTCAAAGACTTCATCACCAAGAACGACCTCGACATCTCTACTCCTGAAACAAGAACATTTGCAGTGAAAGCATACAACGATATCTTGACAGTCCAGAAGGCAATGGCTAAAGAAGCGGCTAAGCAGGCTAAACGAGCTATGCAAGACCCTGAACTGAAACAAGCAGCGGAAGCAGTCAAGAACAACAGAATGACACTTCAAGACTGGAGAGACTTACAGGAGTTCAAGAAGAGAGAATACGTATACAACATGTTCGAGGAAGCGGTTAAACGAGGAGATATAGCGAAAGAAGAAGCAGACGCTATAAGACAGGAACTTATAGAACAAGGGGGTAAACCCCCTTTGACCCCCAGTAAAGAACCAGTCAAGAAACCAACTGAAACACCAAAGGAAAGAAAAGCAAGACTTGAGCAGGAAAGGCTTCAGGCAATCAGAGAAGAACTAACCCGTCAGGCAGATGAGGCAAGAGACAAACAGATAAAACAGGAACGAATGAAACAGCTCGAGGAGATAGATAGACTTATAAAAAAGAAATATGGGGAAACTGAACCACCTACTGCTACTGCTACTGGAAAGAGCATAGAGTATCGCTTTTCTCCTGATACCAGAGCAGGTGAGTTTTATGATGTTCTGATTAATACAGGATTTACTAAAGCAAGAGCTGAACAGATAGTCAATACTGTATATCCTGAAGCACCGAAGATAGAGGTGGCAAGGGGATACAGGACAAGGGAAGAAGCAGCTAAACCTGGAACAGAAGTAAAAGAACCACAGCAACCGCCTGTAGAAGTAAAGCAACCTGTAGTAGAGAAGCCAGCAGAAGTTAAGCCAACAGGTATATCTCCAGAACTTGAACCATTGACAAAAGAAGCAAGGAAGTATGATTGGAAATTATTAGAGGCCAAAGGTAAATTGTTTGATGGGGAAGGGAAATTAACACCAGAAGGAAGAATTGCTTATTTACGAGGAATAATAGAGAAAAATCCTTTAGATATAAAAGAAATAAAACAGATTACTGGCGAACTTCCTTTTCCAAAAGACGGGATGCAGGGGATGACAAAAGAAGAATGGCAGAAAGCATTAAGTATAGCTGATAATGTTTATATTGAAGATGTAAGTAAATCTTACACTGGAATGAGTGGTGTGAAAATAACTCCAAAAGTATTTGAAGGTAAGTTTTCCGACTTCTACAACCAAGCAACAGCTAAATCACAACCTAAACCCGAACCAACACCTGAACCTAAACAAGCCCAACCAGTAGAAGAACCAGTTTCAGCTACAGAACAGGTGAAAGAAACCAAACCACCTAAGCCTGAACCTAAACCTGAACCCGCTTATTCTTCAGCAACCATAGAACCTCCACCCGAGCCTGAACCTAAACCATTTCCTGAACCATCCATTAAAGCGCAATCAGACAAAGAACTAATCGAGAAGTTAGAGAAATATAGAGATGAAGCTAAACCAGAAAGCCATTATAAAGATACAGATGCACAACCAGAACCCCTTACAGTGTCAACTCCTACTTCTACCTTTACTATCAAAACCCCAACAAAAGAGACTTTAAGCACTTTTATAAAAAAACTTAAGTCTGCTGTAACAGAGGAAACAAAGGGTAAAACAAAAGAGACTACACAGGAGTTAATGTCAAGGAAAAGCCTTGATAGTGATGGTATATCTTTTTGCAATGCTTATACAGTAAGGAAATCTTCAGTAAGCCCATCTTCAGCAGAAAAAATACAACTTACCAAAGACGGGTTTGTGGTGTTTGATGGTGTATTAGCTGTCAAACCTGATGCAAGGCTTGAGAAGACAGTCAAAGAGCTGTCAAGTAAAGGAAGGGGAAAACCACATGTATTTGAATTAGACAAAACAGTGTCTGATTTACTTACACCCAATCCTGAACCAGCATCCATTATCGCTGAAGTGAAAGCACAAAATACCCATCAGTTTGCTTTAGTATCCGACCTCAAGACACCACCTAAAGAACTATTGTTCAACCCTCATTACATAGACTACATATTAAGAATGTATCCAAAAGCAGAAACATACTTGCATGGAAAGGGAGATTATAATATACTTGAGTTTAGAGATAAGGGTAAAACAGTAGGGGCATTAACACAACTTTTATCTCCAGAAGAATTAGCAGATATTAACACTACTTTCTCTTCCCGTTTACAGGAACTCCGTCAACTCCAATCTCTCAAAGAACCGTCAGACCGCAACAGATATGTAGACTCCCTCTCCAAAACCTCTTCCCCCACCATAGAAGACGTCCAGAAAGCAGAAGTAAAGCAAACAGGTAAGAAATCAAAACTCCGTGATTTCACAGACATCATCAACAACGAAAGAGGTGAGCTTATATTAGGTTACCGTTCAGTAGAAAATGTCTTACAGGATTTAGGAGTAACATTCAAGAAACTACCAGAACCACTTGAGTTCTTCAAGGGTATCAAAGGAGACATCAGAAAGAAGATAATGCTTAACGATACCATAGCCCGTATATTCCCTCATGTTAGAGAACACATGGATATACTTGACCAGATAGAACGCTTACCCAACAAATACAAGTTTGAAGAATACAAGTCATTACAACCGTTCTTCACACTGAAGAACCCTGAAAAGGTCTACCAGTTTATAGAACAGTTAAGAAAAGAAGGTAAGAAGAGAAGTGAATATCCTCTTACCGATGAACTACTCAACTCTAAAGGGTTTACTGAAGCGGAAAAGAACGCTATCAAGGCTTTTACTGATGCTACGCATAGATACATGGACTTCTATATCAGAAGGACATTGCTCAACCATGCAAGACTTGATGGCGATTATACAAAACCTATGAACTATACAGAAGCAAAAGAACTTGTTAGATATTTAGAAGAGAACAACGCAGACCCGCATATCATCCAGCAAGCAAAGGCAATAGAAAGGATACATGGACAGGTAGACACCCATGCCGACCAATACTACTTTCCTGCATCCCGTTATGGTAAGTATTACATCCTTGCTAAAACACCAGATGGTGAAAAAGCATACCTTGCCCATGTAGACAATAAGAAAGACATGCCTGAAATAGTCAAGAAACTGAAACAGGAACATCCTGAATGGGAAATATCGGCAGGAGAGAACTATAAGCCTAAAACAGAATTAGCATACGAACTACCACCGCATATACTATCGGTTGTCAAAGCAGCCATAGAAGACCTCGATAAATCAGGTGCATTAACTGTTACAGGGAAAGACTTGTTAACAGAACTTCAACGTATGTCAGCAAAATGGAAAGGTAGTTTTGGTGTCCATCTATTAGAAGCGGACTTGATACCTGGATGGGAAAAGAACTTCAAGAAATCCACAGCAGACTATGTCCACAAGATGGTCAAGAACTATGTATATTCTGAATACATTCCTGAATTCAGAAAAGCGTTAGCCAAATTAGATGTCCGTAATGACGCTCCATTGATAGAGATACTCAAGCAAACCCTCGATGATGTTACTTCAGCACAGTATAAGTTTGCTCCACTGAGTAAATTCATGTTCTTCTATTACTTATCAGGTAACTTCAAATCAGCCCTAATCAACCTCACGCAACCAGTAGCCATTACTTTCCCGTGGGCTACAAAGCATGTGTCTACCAAAGAAGCAACCGCAATGTTCCACAAGGCATACGCAGATGCTATTAATTACAGACTGAAAAGACACGGTAAACTCAACCCTGAACTGAAATCACTTATGGATGAGCTGGTAGAACGAGAGATACTTATAGCACAGGGCATAAAAGAGATGATAGGACATGTAGAGGATGTGCGAGGATTGAAAACTGTATCGCAAACAGGGCTTGAATACTTGTCCTTACCCTTCAAGGAAGCAGAGATGCTGAACAGATACCATGCCGCATCGATGTTCTACCAGATAGGAAAGAAAAAGGGATTATCTGGTGAAGAGCTAATGAAGTTTGTAGAACGTGAAGGTATCAATATGACACAATTCGACTACTCTACTTTTGGACTTCCACAGATAGCACGAGGTGCATTACGACCCATGTTTATCTTCCGTGTGTTTGCAATCAACTGGTTATCACGGGCAAGACAACTACTCCGTGAGCATGAATACAAAAGTTTTGCTACACTTCTTGGCACTCATTTCTTACTCGGTGGTATAGCTGGTGTTCCTATGACAATGGAGTTCCTGAAGGCTATACACTGGGCATACAACAAACTTGCTGATAGAGATGAGGCATTTGAAGTGGATATGAGAGCGTTAGGAAAGCAAATATCGGAAGAATACGGAGATAAGTTGGCAGACTATATACAGTATGGTCTTCCTGCTGTTGCAGGTGCTACCATATCGGGTTCTGTCAACCCTGTCGATTTAGGCACTCTCGATACCCAGCACCCTGTATACGGACTTATTAGAACAGTAACAGGTGTAGCGCCTGATATAGCTGTACGGGCACAAAGGGCATACAATATATGGAAAAGACATTCTAACGCCTACAGAACAGTAGAAACCATGATGCCAGAGTTTGTCAGAAACATCCTCGTCGCTTATAGATGGTATGACGAAAAGGGTGCTACCATGCCCAATGGTGAGCTAATCTTCACTCCTAACCTATTCCAGATAGCCTTAAAAGGATTAGGTTTTAACTCAACCGAGTATATCAACATGCTATCCAAACGTGAAGTAATCAGAAACCTCCTCGAAGAGCACAAGATTAAGACAACCAACATCAACGAAAGATTAGGATTGGCATTGGCAAAAGGTGATATGAAAACATTCACGTCTGTTCTTGATGCTGTTATCACACAGAACATCAAGAACATAGAACATGGCAGACCAGTAATCAACATAGACCAGAATGCAATCAAACAACATATGCTGAAGATACTAAACCCTGAAGCATACAGACGAGTTCCTAAAACACTGCAACCTACAGTAAGAGAAATAGAGGATGTGTATGGCAGAGGTGAAGAAGAAGAAGATTGATTTGCCACTTATTGCATATATATACTATTATACTATATGTAATACGTGGCAAACTATCAGATATGCTTATAATTATATCAAGAATATCTATCCTTGCCACTTATTGCATATATATATACTATTACTATATGCAATACGTGGCAAATCTTGATAAACAACATGAATAGCAACATGAGCAACAAGTTACGTTTTCGTGGATATTAAGTGGCAAATCGACAACTCACTTTTCCCTTACTTTTTCTATCCAATTATCTACATCCTCTCTTTTAAATCTCCATAGACTACCCACCCTGAATGCTGGTAAATGATTTTCTTTAACCATACGATAGATAGTTTTTTTATCTACCTTTAAATATCCTACTATTTCTTGTAAGGTTAAAATGTCATCGGTTGCTTTGTAACTTTTACAATACTCATTTACATTTGATGATAAGTTCTTTTTTTTATTGTCCATATTTCCTCCTATTACTTATATTTTTTTACTCTACTATTTTCCATCCTTCAGCTCCTGCTTTAATAACAAACAGCAAACAATCTTTATACTTCTCGCACCTATAACTCTTCTCACATCTTCTCGGATATTTAACCAACATTACCCTACATCCATTAAGCTCTATTGGTTCACTATACCTATCATCTTCAACCCGTTTCTTGTGATGGATATTCCTGTAATGCCCCTTTATATATTTAGGGGGAATGTTTTGTCTGATTATGGTCTTATAGAACGCAGAATACGTAGGTTTCAATATAAGACCACATCCACATTCGCATTTATGTTCCTCTTCGATAAACTTTTTATACCGTTCCATAATCTCTTAAACCCCAGTACGGTGGAGAAGTAATCACACAATCTACACTTTCACTATCAAGTGTTTTTAACATTTCAAGAGTATCACCTTGTAATATCATCCCCTTATCCTTCCAACAATCAAAACCCATGTCCATCCTCACAATCCTCGAACTCTGGACACTCTTTACAGCACTCATAACACACCCAGTTATTTAGCTCGACCATTACGCAATTATAGCCAGCAAGATGAAATCCTACATTGGTTTTGGGGCTTATACTTTCTTCACCTTCCCTGATACCGCACAAGACACACCGTTTTTTGTTTATCTCCTCTGCCTTATCTTCTTTCAGCAACTCTACCTTTCCATCATTTCTGACAGCGAGAGTAGCATCGTTTAATCTCATCAACTTCTTACCTGGTGTCATAAACGGACAGGTATATACATCTTTTATCTTAATCGCTGGGAAATCTTTCTGGAGTATTTTCTGCATATCGTACACAGTGAGGCCAGTTTTGTTTCGTGTATAAAATGACTGCCGAGATAACCCAAGACGGAATGCCATTTCGGTTACAGATAGTCTTGTCATCTTTCTCTTATACTTTCTTGGTCTTCCTCGTTTTCTTTTGATTTCCATGTTTATCTCCTTTTGTTATCTATAAGTTCTTGTAATCACTATATCTATATTATATATATATCAACCCATTTTAAAATTGTCAACAATAGTTTGACAAATTTTAATTTTTTTCCTATTTTTTACTTGACAAATAATTATTTGTAAAGTATTTATTATATAAATTGAGATAAAGGAGGTTATAACTGCTGAGGATATGCAGAAGATTGTGGATGCAAACGAGAAATTAGTTAAGGAGTTGAAAGATGCCAAAGATTGAACTGATACAAGGTGATTGCTTAGAGAAGATGAAGGATATACCTGATAAAAGTATAGATATGATACTTTGTGATTTACCATACGGAACAACTGCTTGTAAATGGGACACTATTATTCCTTTTGAACCGTTATGGAAAGAATACAAGAGAATTATTAAAGATAACGGAGCTATAGTTTTAACAGCTTCTCAACCTTTTACTTCTATAGCAGTTATGAGTAATTTAGAGATGTTTAAATATTCTTGGATTTATAAAAAAAGATGTGCCTCAAACTTTGCTCAAGCTAAATACGCACCGATGAAAGAACACGAGGATGTGTTAGTTTTTGCTAAAGGTAAAGTAAATTACTACCCAATAAAAGAGGAACGACAAGGCGGTGGTAAAGAAAGGGCTAAATATGCTTACAGTGATAAATCAAGACACTCAAGTGGTGAATTTGTTGGAAGTATAAAAGGCGATTATGATAAAGAAAATGATAGCGGAAATGATGAAATGAGATACCCAAGTTCAGTTCAAGAATTTAATAATCGTGCAAGTGGAGATAGGGGTTTTCATCCTACCCAAAAACCAGTTGCATTATTTGAATATCTCATCAAAACCTACACCAATGAAGGAGATTTAGTTTTAGATAACTGTATGGGTTCTGGAACAACAGGTGTAGCTTGTAAGAACCTAAACAGAAACTTCATCGGTATTGAACTTGACCCAGAGTATTTCAAAATTGCAGAGAAGCGAATAAATGAAAATCTATAAAATCACAGAAGCAAGTGAATATCTTGGGATGTTGATGCAAACGAGAAATTAGTTAAGGAGTTGAAAGATGGAAATAAATAAAATCTACAACG